GGGACCGACAGACCCCGGGCGTATTGATCCACCCCGTCGAGGGGCGCCTCGAGAACATGGTTGCGCGTCCCGGGTGGTCGTTCTCCGAGGCTGTTGACGAAGATGGCGTTGGGCGCTTCGTCGCGACCTTCGAGCGCTCCGACGTAGAGACCGCTCCGACCGCAGTGGTTGGCGCATCCGTGGCTGCGATTGACGCGGCTCGGGACGCCACATCGTCGGCCGTGGAGGCGACGCTGGCCGAGATGAACATCTCTCCTGGCTTCGTGGGCAACGTCAGCGCCGCCATTGAAAAGGTGGGCGCGATCAAGGAGGGCATCGAAGACGCGGTGGGCTCGCTTACCATCGTAGTCGACCAGCTGAACGAGTGGCAGGCGACGGTAACGCAGTTTGGAGACGATATCGCCTCGCTGGTCGCGGCTCCACAGGATCTTGCGCTTGCTGCCGTCGGACTCTTCGATTCGATGACGGGCCTCTACGCCGGGGTGGCCGGTGCCGCGCGCGGAACGTGGGACATGTTCTCGTCGCTCTTCTCGTTCGGCGATGAGGACGCGGAGATCGTGCCGACGACATCTGGGCTGGCGGAGCGCTTGGCGACTCAGAGCACACTAAACTCCGGAGTTCAGGTAATGGCACTTGCGCATGCGTACGCCGCTGCGATGGCCATGGACTTCGACACGGTCCCGGAAATCACAGAAGTGCAGAGCGCGATGGAGGCGCAATATCAGAAGGTGTACCTGTCGGGTTTGCTGGATACCGATGTCCTGGCGCAGCTCACGACGTTGCGACGCTTGCTACAAGAATACCTCGACGCGAGGAAGCTGACGGCGTCTCAGCTCGTGACGATTACGACTCCAGCGACGTCCGCGCGTTTGCTGGCCTTCAAGTGGTACGGAGACACTGAGCGCGGAGCCGAAATCGCTGCACTGAACGGCGTCGAGGACCCAGCCTTCGTCGAGGGCGCAGTGGAGATTTTCACGGTATGGCGGCCGTAGTTCTAGAGGTGAATGGTGTTGAGTACGAGGATTGGGTTTCGGCTCAGGTCCAGATTCGGCTTGACGCGCTCTCGAATACGTTCGGCTTCGAGGCGGCTATAGCGTCTGCAGGCGTTGTGCCGTTTGTTGGCAATGAGCCGTGCAAGGTTCGGATCGATGGGGAGCCCGTTCTCACCGGGCATATCGAGCTCATCAACATCGATACGTCGCATGATTCCCAGCGCATCGACGTGCAGGGGCGGGATCGTACCGGAGACCTGTTGGACTCGCAGATCGCAGTGCTCGATGAGCTGAACGCGAATGGTCTTACGCTTCGGCGGATTGCAGAGATCATCATAGAGCACATCGGATCCAATATCGAGGTTGTCGACGAAGCGGGCCCCGCACCGTTCAACCTCGCAGAGGACGGGATCGCGCCGGAAGTCGGCCAGGATGCCTACGAATTTCTGGAGATCCTCGCGCGAAAGCGCAGTGTGCTGCTGACATCGGACGCAGATGGGAACCTCGTCATCACGCGGAATTTCGGGCGCCCTGTCAACGCGTACCTGCAGCACATCGCAGCGTCGTCAACCAACAACGTGCTGCGGTCGTCGATCAGCCAGGACATGACGGGCCGGTACAATCTCTACTACATGTCGTCGCAGCTGAACCCGTTGGCAATCTCGAACGCAGGCAGCATCTCGAACGCCCAGCTGGTGGATCAGTCCGGGATCACGCGCGACGAGCTGGTGCGCGCCGGCCGCCAGCTGGTCCTTGTTTCGGAAGCGATGTATTCCTCCGATGAGGCACGGGATCGGGTATGGTGGGAGCGGATCACGCGATGGGCGCGGAGCACCGTCTATACCGCATGGGTGGATGGCTTCCGCAATCAGACCGGAGAGCTATGGGGCACGAACGAGCTTGTCCAAGTAGTAGACGAGCTCTGCGGCATCGACGCCGAGATGCTCGTGGCCGGGGTGGGCTTCTACTCGGATACAAATGAGGGCGACCGTACCCAACTGACATGTCTTCGGCGGAACGCATTTAGCCCGGAGCCGGTGCCGGCGGAAGGGGGACAACTTGGGATCGGTCCGTGATGCGTTGAAGCGGTTGACGACCTGGGCTCGGATTTCCCGAGAAAGCTCAGATACGGGAGACTGGCCGGTGCAACAGGTGAGCTACCGCGGACGGACCGCCAACGCCATGATGTGGTTCGCATACGGCCATCACGCGAATCTACCTGTCGACGTGCTGGCTCAGTTGGTTGCGACATCTGGGCGCCCGGAGAGTCGCATCGCGTTTCCGGGCTCACCTCTCGAGCGTCCTACCGGTGGCGATCCCGGCGATGTGTTTTGGTTTCATCCGCAGACCGGCTCGCGCTTTCACTTCAAGGCTAACGGGGAAGTCGAGGCGACCTGTGGGAAGCTGACAATCACTGGGGATCTGACTGTGACCGGGGCGAGCGCTCTCGGCTCGACAGTGACATCCGGAGGGACGGACATCAGCGATACGCATACGCACGAAGGATCGCCGACGGCGCCCACAGGGGCGGTATCGCCCACAGGAGCGCCCATCTGATGCCGATCGACTTGAAGCTGACACTCACAGACGCCGGATACTACGACATCAGCATCGGAGCCGATGGCGACTTCGAGACAATTGAGTCCTACGACACGGCCGTGATCGTCAGCGTCTTTACGGATCGGCGGGCGTCTCCGGAAGAAATGATGCACCCAGAGCGGCGGCGCGGATGGGCCGGAAACGAGCACACGCCCGGGGTCGAAATGGGCTCGAAGCTTTGGCTTTTTGAGCAGCCGCGGGCGACGCGATCGGTGGCCAATGCGGTAGCGGATGCGCTCCGCGATGCGCTCCAGTGGTTCGTTGACGAACGGCGCGCAGTGGCGGTGTCTGCGTCGGCCACGTTCACGTTGGCCGCACTCGAAGCCGAAGCGGTGATCGAATACTCGGCATCGGAAGTCGACCGACATCACTTCACCCTTTGGCGCAATACGGGAGCGTAGCCCATGCCTCTTCCGATCCCCGACAATGATGATGTGATCCACCGCGCGAAGCTGGACGTGCAGCGTGAGTTGGGCGGCGGCGATCCGTTCGCGCGCGATAGCTTCATGCGTGGCGTCGTGGTCGGCTACGCGAATCGCGTACACGACTTCTACCACTGGGTAGAAGCAATCGTTCTCTCGGTGCTGCCAGGAACGGCGACCGGAGCTTGGCTGGAGCTGTGGGCGTCGTGGTGGAATGTCAACCGCCTGGCTGCAACTGGGGCCAGCGGCTACGTGGTCGTGACGGGAGACCCCGGTCTCCATGGCGTGGGTCGAGCCAAACATCTCGTGGCTGCGGATGGTAGCGAGTACGTCGTCAAAAATATTTCGTTCATCTACGACCAGGAATTCGCGGTTGCATCGATTACACGAAGCGGCTCCACTGCGACACTGACCACGCAGGGGGACCACACGCTTGCGAGCAATGTCCCGGTGACGATCGCAGGAGCTGACCAAGCGGAATACAACGTCTCGGATGCCGAGATTACGGTCACGGGTTCAGACACATTTACGTACGAAGTCTCTGGGGCGCCCGCGTCGCCCGCCACTGGCAGCACTATCACTGCGTCGACGTCCTCGCACAATGAGATCGAGGTTGGCGCCGCCGAATACGGTGCCGCGTCGAACCGCGATCTCGATACCGCGCTCACGTTTCAGACTCCGATATCGGGTGTCGATGATGTGGCCCATGTTGGATGGGATGGTCTCACCGGGGGTGCGGATCAAGAAACGAACGACGCCTTGCGCGCGCGGTTCCTCTATAAGCTCCGCCACCCGGTGGCCCACTTCAACGCCAATGACATCGACGCGAAGCTGAAGGAAGTCAACGGCATCACGCGCGTATTTGTCGACGAGATCGACGACGAAGGCACGCCCGCGGTGGGTTGCGTGACGGTGTACTTCATGAGGGACAACGACGACAGCCCGATCCCGAGCGCGGGAGAGGTGGCCACCGCAGTCGCGAAGCTGGCGGAGATCATCCCGGCCAACACGGATCCGGACGACGTGAATGTTTTGGCACCCGATGCTCATACCGTGGACTTCGCCTTTGCGGCCGTCAGCCCGGATACTTCTTCCATGCGTGCGGCCGTCGAGGCGACGCTGGCGCAGTTTGCCGCAGAGTATCCGGAGCCAGGGTTGGACATCATCGAAGACGCCTACAAGTCTCCGATCTGGAATACCGTAGACCCTGGTACCGGTGAGAAAATCGCCAACTACACGTTGTCGTCACCGTCTGGCACGATCTCCGTGGCAGCGGGCGACATCTTCATTCTCGGCGACATCAATTGGACGTGAGCAATGGCACGATCTCTTGAAGAGCAGACACAGAGCCTTGCGGGCTGGCTTCCCATTGGGCGGGTGTGGGCTGCACGGAACGTAGCGGGAAGCGTCCTGCGGAAGCTGCTTCGCGGGCTTGCGCACGAACTTGTGCGCGCGTCTGTTTTCGTGAATCAGCTACGCGCGGAGCTGATGCCGGGAACGACGACCGTTTTGATTCGTGAATGGGAGTCCACTGTTGGGATTCCGTCGGCATGCTTCCGCGGCACAGGCACGCTTTCGGAACGACAGCGCGATGTGATTACGAAGCTCGCTAGCCTTGGCGTTCAGACGGCGTCAGAGTTCGAGCATCTCGCGCAAGTGTTCGGCTTCGATGTCGACGTGAACGCCGGTGCCGTTCATGGACTCTTCCCCATGGAATTCCCAATCGTCTTTTTCGAGACGCAAAAAGACGCGCGCTTTACAATCATCGTCTGGTATGACTACCCGGAGAGCTTGAAATTCCCATACATCTTCCCGATCACGTTTCGGGTCGCGGGGCTCGATGTGCTGGAGTGTGTGTTTAGCGTCTTGAAGCCTGCGAATTGCGATCTGCTCTTCATGCACAGAGAGGACGCGTAGAATGAAGGACTTCACTACGAAGGTTAACAGGGAGAACCTACAGGCTTCTGAGTTTGTCGAGATTGCTGAAGAGCTAAAGGCGATCCAGACGTATTCCGGCCAAGCGCCAACGTCTGACGACTTGACGCAGCTGTGGCGCGCTCTTGCGCATACCCATGCTCTCCGCAATCGCTTCTTCTTTGCCAACGATCTGAGCAATGCCACGTATGATACGCGAGTCGCTGTATGCAGGCTTGCGAACGGTGTGCACGGGTACATTGCCGGCAATCGCGGTCCGCTAGTTCCCGGTGGTGTCATTACTGGAATCAAACTATACCACTATGGCGAGTTGGTGGGGACTGCGGCTGTCGATCTCAATATCACAGTGGGTGCATATAGCCCAGGCGATAGCGTCTCCAGCCCTCCGTCGGAAGAGCAGATCCTCGCCTGGTCATTGGCAACTCCGGCGAATGCGCGGGAGCTTGCGGAGGACGCGCGGGATTTCGACGCGAGCGACACGTTGACAGTTGCATCCGGTGATTTCATCAGTGTGCACTTACACAGAGATGGCGGAGCCGATGCGTACTCAGGAAACTGGGATGTGTACGCGATCGAGCTCGTCTGGGAGTAGGGGGTAAGCAATGAAAGAGATGGACGGCTATTCGACCGACGACACGCTGGTGGCTGTCGACTTCGAC